TGCCCGTGTACCTGATGGTGGCATTTGGATTCGTAGAATTATAGCATTAACAATTTTATTCGCCGTGATTGTGGCTCCGTTCGTTTTTGCGTTCTATGATATCCCAGTGACCATTAAAGAGGAATCTGGGCTGGGTGGTATTTTTAGTTTTTTGGGATTAAATTTTGAACGATGGAAAAGCCTTGGTGGCTTTGTCCTGCTACCGGAGATTAGACAGGGGATGTTAGCCATTCTCGGTTTTTATTTTGGTAGCTCACAAGTAACAGTTAGGAGATGATATGCCAAAGGTAGGGAAAAAACATTACTCATACACGCCCAAGGGAATGGCGATGGCTAAGAATGCAGCCAAGCGCAAGGGGCTAAAGGTGCAATATGGGAAACGAAAACGTAAATAGCATTGATCTAAAAGTGATTACGTTTGCCATTGCATTGTTTGCACAGGCAGCCGGTATTGTGTGGTGGGCCTCAACATTGAGTTCTCAGGTTCAGCACAATGATTTTCAAATACAAATGCTTGCCAAAGATGTTGAGAAAAACAGCAGCTTTGTGGAGCTGTGGCCGGCTGGTAAGTGGGGTAGCGGATCATTGCCATCTGATGTCAGGCAAGACCTTAAGATAGCCAGCTTGGAAATGGATGTTGATAAACTAAATTCCAAAATTTATAACGGAAACTGATGGCTGTTAAAAAAGATAGCATGAAATGCAATGTTCCCCGCAGGCAGGTGCAGGGAGGCAAGAAGTTTGTCGTGAAAGCTTGTCAAGGCGGTAAAGAAAAAATTGTAAGATTTGGTGATGCCAATATGACCATTAAGAAAAGCAACCCGAAACGTAAAAAAAGTTACTGTGCAAGGTCTGGTGGAATTAAAGGCAAGAGCAATAAACTATCTGCGAACTATTGGAGTAGGAGGGCTTGGAATTGTTAAATGGCTAGGTATGACAGATACGGAGGACTAGACGATCAAATCGTAGAGGATTTGGATATTGGGTTTTCTGGTTACAACAATAAGCTAAGACCGGATCAGCTTAAGCGGGGTGTATTGGCTGAAAGCCTGAACGGTCGCATGGGCTTGGGCGGTGAATGGCAAGTAAGAAAAGGAATTGATTTAGTGGCTGCTCCCTTTGCTGTGGGCAATTTCACCGTTCCTTTTTACGTCTATGCAAATTTTACGGTTACTACGGCGAACATAGCAAGAACCGATACTACGCTCACTTTTACAGCCTCTTCTCATGGATTGACCACCTCCACTTTGGTAAGCTTGGCTGGTCTAGGAACCGCTGGAGTGGACCCCAATGGCAACCACATTATCACTGTCACCGATTCCAACACTTTTACTATTACCATCGCCGGGCTGACGGGAAAGCCTAGTGGAACAGCTACAATTGGCGCACCAAAAATAGACGAAGATGCTAATGTTCAAATTTATGGCTCCACTTCTTGGTCAGATCCAAGTTCGTCAACGAATACATATGTAGTGTGTGCGGGAAACGCCAAAGCAATAGCTGTAAAGCTTTCTGATGGCAGCACTACGGACATTGCTTATCCCACTGGAGTAAAANTCACTTCGTCNGTTGAGATGATTCAAGCGTTTCACAAGATATTTATATTTAGAGATGGTGCTGTTGCACTTGAGTGGGATGGAGATTTTAGTGGAACTCCAGCATTTGCTTTGGTCGGAAATGGGGACTATACCCAACCTGCAAAATTGGATGCCACCGGATTTACTATTGTCAATGGCTTGGCCACCGTAACCGTTAGCAATACATTAGCCATAGGAGACACTGTAGTGCTTACTACTGTAGGTGGTTCTTCCTTGGCAGAGGCATCAGAATACACTGTGGCAACAAGAAGCAGTAGTGCTTTTACATTCTACGTAGACCACGCTGATGTAAGCAACCAAACTGATACCGAGTGGACTAAGAAGGTTAGCGGAGGTTTGGGCTTTATATATATGCCAGCCCCAAAGTTTGGAATTATCCATCAATCTCGGTTGGTATTACCCTTTGATTATGTTACCAGCGGAAGCAGTGGTAGTGCGACTATTACCAACCGGGGTATTCGGGACGAGGTTATATTTTCTGATATTTTAGATACAAATACCTACGACCAGATTTATGGTCAATTTAGGTTAAATGCCGGATCGTCTGATTTTATTGTAGGGTTTTTGTCATTTGCCGAAGATAAGCTGGTGGTATTCAATCGCAATTCCATTCACTTAATATCAGGCGGGGAAAACCCTAGGACAGCTACATCTCAAGTAATTACCGGGGAAGTCGGTTGTGTGGCTAGGAATACCATCACACAAATTGGAAACAATATTATGTTTCTGTCTGACAATGGGCTGTATTCCGTGAGCTTCCAAGATTTATATAATTTACGTGGAGATGATTTGCCGGTTTCGACTAACATTGAAAACACGGTCAGCAGAATTAATAAAGAGCATGTTGCAAATGCCCTAGGTGTTTACTTTGAAAACAAATATTATCTGGCGGTTCCGTTAGACAATGCTTCTAAAAACACTTCTATCATTGTTTATAATTTCTTAAACAAACAATGGGAATCAGTTGATTCAGTTAATAACCCTGACTGGGAGTCTCACAATTTAATTGTAGCTGGTAATGGCAATGAGCGTGGTGTATATGTGGTCAATCAGCAAGGAGGTGTTCATCGTCTGGATTCANGAACTGATGACGTTGATGCTGTAATTACCCAGATTGGTAGTGCTCAAAAGAATATTACTATTCTTGGTTCTGCTACCACTAGAATGTTTACCGCACAAAGCGTTGATCGCAAAAAATGGAACAACTGGGATTTGCATATTCAGTCCTCAGATTCCAATGAATCCAACGCTACTATTCAGGCAATTACAGAAAATATTGATGATACTATAAATATTGGAACAATTTTAGAGTATAATGGTAAGTTGCTCGCAGTTAGCGAAGACGTTTCTTTGCGTGGCAGGTTTGGAAACCGAAGGGCATATGGACTACAATTTAAATTAGACACGACACAAGGACGACCGAAATTTAGAGCATTAAAAGTGGCGGGAGCGCAAACCTTTTAGACATTCAGAAAAAGGCAGACTAATGGCAATATTATCAACAGGAAATACATTTGCAGATGGCGATCAGGTTACGTCAACGAAGCTAAATAACATTGCTAATGCAGCAACATTTGCAGCAGACGCAGTTGATGATAGCACCACTGCANTGAGCGGAGGTAAAATTATTATTAAAGACGGAGGTGTAACTCCGGCAAAGCTTTCTACCAATCATCCAAACTGGGATTCAACTGGTCTGGGTGTGGGGACAAGTTCCCCCAGCTCAAAGTTGGATGTCGAAACCAGTAGCACTAGTGCTGATGGAATTGATATTAACAACACTTCTACCGGAGATCCTGTTATAGAATTTCAGTTAAGTGGCACATCCAAGTTTACTATGGGTGTGGATAACAGCGACAGTGACAAATTTAAAATTGGAACCACTGCTGTTGAAACTGGAACAGCCCTAACCATAGATAGCACTGGGCCGAAGTTAACCATCGGAAATGGTGCAGCGACGGATTCCGCAATTATTTTCGATGGCAATGCTCAGGACTTTTACATAGCCCTAGACGACAGTGCAGATGATNTAATTATTGGTCTTGGTAGCACAGTTGGAACTACTCCAGCTATCTCGGTTGACGAGAATAGATTGGCTACATTTGGGGCTGGTATTACATCAACAGCAGCAGCGAATACGCTGGGGGCAACTAGCTTTAACGATGCCGACATCACTAATGTTGGGTCGATTGCTTTAGATACTATTACAAATGATGGAACTGATGTAACCATTGATTCCAGTGGGGACATTATTCTTGATGCTGACGGTGCAGACGTAATTTTTAAAGATGCTGGCACTGCCATTGGAACTCTTACAAATAGTTCAAGTGATTTTGTTATAGCCTCAAACGTCTCCGATAAAGATATAATTTTTAAAGGCAATGATGGTGGGGTAACCACAACAGTTCTTACCTTGGATATGTCGGCTGCGGGTGCTGCAACATTTAATAATAAAGTTGTAGCAACAGAGCTGGATATTTCAGGCGATATGGATATCGATGGAACATCCAACCTCGATGTCGTTGACATCGACGGGGCTGTGGACATGGCATCCACACTGACATTAGCTGGCAACGCTGACTTTAACGGTGATCTGGACGTAGATGGAACTTCCAATCTGGACGTTGTAGATATTGATGGGGCTGTAGATATGGCCTCCACGCTAACGCTGGCGGGCAACGCTGACTTCAATGGCGATTTGGATGTTGATGGCACAACCAATCTTGATGTGGTGGACATCGACGGAGCAGTGGATATGGCTTCAACATTAACCGTTGCCGGGAATGTAGATTTTAATGGCGACCTAGATGTAGACGGCACGATTAACCTAGACGCTCTTGACATTGATGGAGCTATGCAGGTGGACGGCACCTTAACAGTGGGCGTGAATGACACGGGCTACGATGTTAAGTTTTTTGGTGCGACAAGTGGTGCTTATATGTTGTGGGATGAATCTGCTGATGATCTGGTTTTAGCAGGTGCAGCAGGAATTGATCTTGCAGGAGATTTAGATGTAGATGGAACCGCAAACCTAGATGTTGTAGACATAGATGGTGCAGTAGATATGGCATCTACNTTAACACTTGCTGGTAATGCAGACTTTAATGGTGATTTAGACGTTGACGGTACTACTAACCTCGATGCTGTAGATATTGACGGAGCAGTCCAAATCGATTCAACGGTGACGGTCGGTGTAGAC